ACTGCTAGGCACACGCAATGCTCTTAGCATTTTGTTTGTAAAATAACGCAGGTCATCAATTTGACCTAAGTTTTCTCCACCTGGAAGAACTTCAACTTTACTACCTCTGCCTTCAGCAGTTTGAGCAAAGAAGTAGTCTTCCATAATGCTTAGTGGATTGTAAGCCGCATCCATAATGGTTGTACCACCGCCTGTTTTGTTAGGAATGCGTTTTTGATGAATTTCGTTTTTAACTCGTTCCACAAATCCCATTGCTTTGTTGGGAGGCATGTTGCCTACATCAACATAGAACACTCTACGCTCAGGTGCTCTTTGGACTCTGTAGATAATAATACTATCTTCTAGTAGTTCTTTTTGTTTATAGGTTTTAAAAATAGGATCTAAGATACTGTTTCCAAAAGGCCAATTACCGTCCATGCCTTCTGTCATTCCCATATGAACAACATGACTAGCATCAACTGTGTACTCTTGTATATTACCTAAGGTACCGTCATAGCTTCCAGGTTGCATACCATATGCACTTCTGTCAAGAGATTGTCCACGCATCATACTATTAACTGTGCCATATGTTTGTGCATGTTGTACTGGCTTACTCACCGTTTTCTCTTGCATGTTCATATCAATATTTTTGATTATGTACTGTTCTGGCTTTTTACCTTTTGCTTCATTAACAACTGCTTTGGTTACATCAACTGGATTCACATAATAAAGTGCCCATGTTTCTGGATCTCTGATAAAAAATTGGTCTCCGTATTTGATAGTGTTTCTAAACATACGGAAAATACGTTTATCCCAGTCTTGTAACGCACACCATTGTTGTAGTGTTTGTTCAAGTATTTTAATTTCACTTTCAGTTGCCTGACTTCTATATTCTATTTTAAAAGGTACGCCACTGTCTTCAACTTGTGTACTGAATTCACTGATAATATCTAAAGCCGCATTAATTTCGCTATCCATATCCATCTGATCATATTGTGTATAACGTTCAACACGATTGGGTTGACCACTATAGACTTCAGGTAGCCAGCTTTGAAAACGGCTAGCACTACTAGGCTTCATTGTATCAGTGCCTTGTGCGCCGTATGCTGTAAAGTGTTTTTTCCAACTCATTGAGTTCTCGATTCCTGTTTAACTTCTATTATACTATATTTATAGGATTTGTCAACCACCGGGATTCACATTGGGCAACATGGAAACTATAGCTTTTTTGAATGATTCTGTCATACTTGAAAAGAATTGAGTTGATCCATTGATAAACACACCACCTTTGTCTTCCATAAATTTATCATAGTTAAACTTTTTAACTGTTTTCTTAGGTCCATCAGGATCGCGTGGATCAATAGGCACTTCTTCATCTGTTACATAATCTTTAAAGGCTTCTTTGAAAAACACATCTGTACCTTGTAGCAATGCTTCAGCTCTTTGAGGCATTTGCAATGCATTAGCAACACTATCTGGTAACACTCCACTGGCTTGACCAAACATACCAAGTATGAATAGTTGTTCAAATTCGTCTGCTCTACCAGCCATCATATTCATAAATGGTTGTACAGTAACACTGCCTACTAATTCTCCAAAGCCTGAGAAAAATCCTTTTGTCATTGGATCACTTAATATTTTTGATGCATTGTTTGTAAAATCTCTCAATCCTTTTACTAGATTTTCTTCTCCTCCAGCAATGCCTAATATAGTTCTCATAGCGATATTGGCTTCTTTAGCCTGTTGAACATCAAGCTCTGCTGTCAAGGCTCTCATTGCATTTACATGGTTTTGTCTTTGTACATTTTCTGCACTCATAAGTTCTTGACGTTTGTCTGCAATTTCTTTTTCAACTTCAGCGATGTTTGTGCTCATGGTCAACAAGTCTTTCATTGTTTGATCACCTGTGATTGCTAGTTGTGCAAAAAAGTTGTTTTGACCACTGCCTCTAAAATCTTGTATTGCTTGAGCTATATTATTACTGCTAGCTTGTGTATTTGCTCCTCCACCTTGAATAGCGGCTACAGACATTTCAAATATCTCAAGCATCTTACCAGATTGATCCTTTGCAACTATTTCACCAAGTCTTGTGTTGATAAAACCTCCACCTGGCATTGCTAGTTCTTGTATCACTGCTTTTTGTAGTTCTTGTCCGATTGGTCCTAATTCTTTAGTAAAGTTACCCATTACTGCATCAACTTGTCTACGTTGGTCGTCAGTCATTCCAGCCATAGATGCTTGCATAATTACATCACTTTTTGCCGCCATCTGAGCTCTAATACGTTCTCTTACATTCTGTCCAGTAATTTTTGCCATTTTTTCTTGTTCGATAAAATTATCTCTCATAGCATTTGTGAGGTCTTGTTGCACATAAAGTCTGAGTTCTTCAGCATTCATGCTTTTTCTTCTTACATCCAGTTCTTCTGCTAAAAACTGTCCCATCTCATCGCTTGCCATACCAAAGTAACCAAAATCTTTAGTAGCACCTCTAAAGTCTTTAAGCACGTCAACAAAAACTTTAGAACCACCATCTACACTGTCTCCTAGTTCTCTGAACACTGGTAGATTCTGAGCAATAATATTACCAAATTGATCTAACTGTAAACCAGTATCACTTAGCTTCTCCGCATATGCTAGAGTGTCTGCACCAAAACTAAGTCCTACACTACCTGCAAAACTAAAAGTAGCACTCAATTCTTTTGCCAAACCAGTAACCATACCAAATGAAGTAGCCATTGCACCTAATCCCAATGACTTCATAAGATTTGTTGTCATACCTGGTTTAGACAGTGCCTGTGTAAATCCTAATGCACTGCTTCGACCTACATTTTTTGCAAGTTTACTGTCTCTAACATTACTTTTTGTTTCATTCCACATTTTTTGATAACCTTTAAGGTCATCCACGGCACCTTTAATTGCCATATCACCAGATGAAGTATCATCAAGTTTGCTTACTACACCTCCCATGGTGGTAACAAGATCTTGTATCGCACTTTTAACATCTTTTTGTGTTTCTTCCATAGCAAAGTCAGGTACATCGACTGTTACTGGTCTACCACCTATCGGAATTTGTATTATCGCCATTAACTACTCACTTTACTATGATAAATAACTTTAGCATCAATTGTATTTATAGGCAAAAATCCATGGAAAATCCACTACAGAGTTATTACAGAACTAAAGACATATATGTTAAGTTGCCAACTGGCGGACAATGGATGAAAACTCCACCAACGCTAACTGACGATGGAGAAATAGGTGTTAGGTCAATGAACGTTAAAGACGAATTGTTGCTTAATATACCTGATGCATTGTACAACGGACAAGCAATTTTTGAACTTGTTCAAAGTATTTGTCCAGATATTGGTGATGCACAGGATATGAGTCTACCAGATGTAGATGTAATAATGCTTGCCAGCAGAGCATGTAGCTACAACAAAGAATACCCTGTTGAGGTTATGTGTCCACACTGTGAAAAGAAGTCGATGCACACCATTGACTTGCAAGTTGTACTTGGTCAGATAAAACCTATTTACGAACAAACTGAAGTACAAATAGAAGATCTTGTAATTGAAATGCGTCCTAATACACTCAGAGCTGTAAACGCCAATAATATTAAAACATCAGAAACTGCAAGAATGATGATGGCTATAAAAGAAGTTAAGGATGTAATTGACGATAATCTTAAAGAAAAATACAGCGAAAATATTCAACAAATTGCCGCCGCAAATTTTGTATTAATTGCAGATTCTATTGTAAAAGTTACAATGCCAGATGGAACAATAGTTGACGATACACAAAATATTGTTGATTGGCTTACCAATAGTAATCGTAGAGTAATTGAAATTTTAGGTAGACAACAACTGTTGATGAATGTAAATGGTATACCCAAAGAGTTTAAATTCAAATGCACAAATGAAGAGTGCGAAAAAGAGTTTACTACAGAAGTAGAATTTAACCCAAGTTTTTTTTTCACAAACAAATCCGATATACCAAGTCCTCGACTGAAGTAAACAGCTTAATCAACGATTACGAAGAAAAATCTAAAACTATGAGACAACCTTTGTTAGATTTGGTAATTTACTCAGAAGGTGCTTTTAGTTATAACGAACTAGAACAATATCCTGTTGGCTATATTTTAGAAATCAATCAAGCATTAGATAGAAAAAACGAAGCAATTAAGAAGTCAATGGAAAAGTCTAAAGGTACTAATCGTAGAACATTTTAATTTCGAAGAGCTAAAGCTCATCGTCATACTCATTTCATTTCGTATGAATTTTCTTACTTTATTTTCTTAGATACGTTATTACCTTGTTTTCAGTCGCACTTAGCTTGTTACAGCCAAGTGCAAAAAAAACGAAACGGTCATTACCCCGTCTCCAGCTCGCATCGTTATAGTACAACCTATTGCTAGGCAGAGGCGGTTTTGCTTTACCCCTTTACATACTGCTTAAAACGCAGAAACACTCTAAGCCATAACGACGACTTTTGAGTTATCCGTGGGTTACAATGGCACAGTAGAGCCCACTCTTTTGGTTAGTTTCCCTCAGCAAGATCCGACGGCCCGTACTAGTACAAGCAGACTCAATGCTTTTAGCAAGGAGGGTATATTATGACTGGTGTCTGTTTAGTGATTCAATAAGTGCCTTAGAACTGCCAACTCTTACGTTTATAATGCCGTTGTAGTATTCTTCAGTTTTAAGAACTTCACGGTCAAACTGTTCTTTGGCTTCTAAGTAACTTAGTTCGCCTCTGCTGGTGCAGTAGTACAGTATTTCTCTTGTGAAGTTTTCTGGGCCTAAGTGTTCAACATCTTCATTCAGCTTGTCGCTAGATCCCCAATAGGTTCTCCAATCGCTTTCTTTAGTTGAACGTCTTTTGTTTTTCTTGCCTTTAAGTGGTTTCTTTGTTACTTTAAACTGTGCTAGTTTTTTGCCAATGTATTTTTTATTGTTTGTGAGATTAGTAATAAGATATACAAAACCTATGTATTCTTCACCAATCTGTTCTACTATTTTGCCTTGATAAGTCCATTGCATGTTTGTCTATTAGCAACTATTATATATATCTTTTTACTGCGATGTCAACCGGTTTTATATTGTTTTTTCAAAATTTTCCAAGTTTGTTTATAACCTTGTTCTATTTCATGATAACTGGTGCTAGCCATAGCACTTGAATAATCATTACCACCTGGTTGACAGTGGTCACCAAAATATATTGTTGTACCTTTTTGTTCTCTTACAGCTTGACTCTTGTCACAGCCTTTCTTAAAAATATCTATACTGGTTTGTCCAGCAACCTGTGCTACACTATCATCAAATTCTTGATTGTAGTACATGGCTACAGTTTCTCTACCTCTATTGAATTTATCCCATATTGCATAATCTTCACGTTGTTTCCAATTTGCATTTCTTCCTACTAAACTAAAGTTGGCGGTCCCTGTACGTTGTTCGATATGATTGCCTGTCATTTCAGGATACTTAAGAATGTTGAGTGCTTGTGATAAGAATGTAATTTGTTCTCTACTTAGATTCCAATCACTTCGATAAACTTCTTTGTCTCCTTCATACACATGATTGCCACTGCAATGATATACTCTTGAAAAACTATTGGTCAAATCTTCACCAATTTGTTCAATGGTTTTAGGTCTATCGCTACCTGTCACAATCATACATGTGTTGTTTGCAACAAAATCAAACATAAACTCTTTAAATTCGTCTACTATCTGTCTTCTAGGATCGGTAAGTGTACCATCTACATCAAACATAAAAATTTTAGTCGTCATCTATTTCTCTCATTTGTTCAGGATACCATTTATGTAACAAATCTAAAGGAAGTTTTTTCTTCTTAGATACTGCAAAATGTGGCATGTCTTTTATTGTAAAAGTTGTAGTTGAAGGACAATATGATCCCATACTTGCCATACTACTACTTGATGTAATAGTATAAGCTGACGAACCTTCTGCAAGTGTTCCTGCGGTTGAGTCTTCAGGAGCAAAAGGAGCTTCATTTGCTAGCCAAGTTTCAAAATCGTCATCTCCTTTTTGACCTTTGTTATTGAAACTGTTTAGATCTATAATTGTGCTTTTATCATCATTCATTGCTTTGTCCAAATAGTTTATAAAATACGTCGATAGGTAATATCTTGCTTGTTAGTAATTCTTGTGGGTGATATCCAAATAGTTTTTCACCTGTGGTTTTATTCTGCTTTTTTTGAAAAGCAGTTTGAATCTTATTTCCTGTTGCTTCAGTTTCTCCGCACCAATCACATTCTACACCTTTTGGAAACCCAAGTACGTCCTGTTCTTTTTTACAATAGTGTTCCCAAAATGTATCTTGCTTCCATGCACTTTGATCATGTTTTGGATCCATCATTTGTTTTATATGTTCTTTAGAATAATCACTTGGCATCAATAAACTCCGTATCTGTACTGAATGTAGTAAAGCCACCTTCTTTGATAACCTGTAGTATTGTGTTTACACGACCTACAAGTTCGTCTCTGTGTGAGATTAAGAAAATGTTTTTGCTACGTTCACGTTCTATCTTTTTAAGTACACCCAACGCACCATCAACACCATTGGTGTCCATACCGCTGTCAATGAGTTCATCTATTGCTAAAAAGTTAATTGGCGTATTCATACTCTCAAAAACATCTCTAAAACTCCAACTCAGTCCTAGTATCAGTCTATTACGCTCGCCTCTACTTAGATTGTCAAAATCTAAATCTCTGCCTAGTTCTGTAATCTCAACTGTTAGATCAGGTTGGAATTGCACTTCATGTGGCAAACCTAGCTTTGTCAAATAGTAAGCTAGTCGACTATTTAAGTATTCTAAATTTTGTTCAATAACACGTTTTCTAATAAAACTGTCTTTGTTTGTTAACAACTTATACAAAAAGTCTTGATGATCTTTCACTGTGTTTAATTGATTCATGGTATCCCAGGTTATTTCCTGTACACCTGTTTCCCGTAGGCTATCAATCTGTTCTTGATAGGTATCACTTTCGCTTTGTTTTGTTTGTATTTGACTGCGAAGATTTTCTAATTGCATGTTATGCTTGTGTGCTTCAGCTTCTGTATTATAGTGTGTAACTGGAATTTGTCCAAGTTCTCCTAATTGTGTAATTGCATCATACCATTCTTTTTCTTGTTCGTGATTTGTTTTCACTTGTTTTTGTGATTCTGACAGAAGTTCTTGTTTTTCATTAAGTATTGTTTCTTGTTTTTCATCATGGAGTTCTTGCCCACAAGCATGACACTTATGATCTTTTAGCAAATTAATTTCTTTATTGAGTTTATCAATCAACTTTTGTTGTTTTGTATTATCACTTTGAATACTAGATAACCAACGTTCTGCATCGTCTTTAAGTTTTTTCTTTTCTAGGTAATCACTTAACAATGTATGATTATTAAGTTCTATCTGGATATCTATTTTTTCTAATGTATTGACTTGTTGCTGGAGGCCTTGGACAGTAGTTTCTTGTTGATTTTGCCAAATTTTCTGCCTGCGTTCCAAATCACTGATACTTTTCTCAATTCTGGTATTTGCTTCTTCAACTGCATTAATTCGATACTCTTCTTCTTTGATTGCATCTCTAGTTAACCTTTGTTGTTCTTTAAGAACCTCTGCTTTTTCACTGAGCATGGTTATACCTAGTAGTTGCTCAATAATTGCTCTCTGATCATTTGCCCTCATACTGAGGAATGGTTCTGTATATGTGTTTAGTGCAACAATGTGTTTGAACATGTCATGGCTCATACCAAATAGTTTTTCTATATCTGCTTGAGTCTGACGATTTTCACCTTGTGCTTCGTCTTCGTCAACATTTTGATCGTTGACATAGTATTTAAGCAAATTAGGTCGTCTACCTCTTTCAATACGGTATTGTGTGCCATCTTTGACAAAATCCAGTGTAACCAACATACTTTTGCCGTTGGTTTTGTTTATCAAGTTGTCCTTGCGTATGTTTGTTAATGCATTTCCATATATAGCATAACTGAGTGCATTTATAATAGTAGTCTTGCCTGTACCATTACGACTGCCATCGCCGCCTAAGTCCACATTGTTACCTAATACAAGTGTTAGTCCATTCTCAGTAAAACGCACAGCCTGTGTAACGTTACCAACACTCATAAAGTTTTTAACGGTTAAATCTTTGATTGTTATCATAGGTTATTGTATATCTCTACTAGCAGTTTTTTATCTATCATTTCGCTGTCAACAGCATTCAAACTATTATACACTATTTGGTCAACATTTTCAACTTCCATATCATCTACAACTCTCCAGTCTTGTGCATGTTCTTCTTTTTTAGTAGGCATAAGTGTTATTTCTCTTACACCATACTGCTGACTAAATGTTTCCTTAATAAAGCTGGCTTCTTCATAGCTGATTGCAATATCTAATGTAGCTCTGCAATAGGTTTTATCATTGAGTATTACATCTGGTTCATCAATCAATCTACTCAACGGAACAGTCCTGTATCTCGGACCTGCAAAGTCTACATACTCAGGTTTACCACCCCATTCTAGTATCATCATGCCACGCTCATCATCCCAAGCATCAGCATAGTTGTGTGGGAACGGTGATCCTAAGTAGTGTACATTGCCTTTGTTTTGTCTTTTATGAAAGTGTCCAGTGAATACATATTCTGGTCCTTGCAAGTGTTCTGCGTTAAGACCTCCATGGTCTGGCATTTCTACCATAGCATTCATTTTAAAGTAAGGTAACTCAAAATGACCAAACATATATCTGCATTTAGTCTTGCTTACTTGTGTCCACTCATCTCCTACAAGCCAAGGAACAAGTGCTATATCATCTTGTACAAGCGTTTGTTCATTTACAAGATGTACATTATCAAACAGTTCTGCATAAGGTAAACTGTTATAGTCACGTTTTTCTCTGTAGTATAAGTCATGATTGCCTGTGATCATGTATACCTGTTTAAATGCTTTGCTAAGTTTAGCTACATTTTCAACACTATAGTTGAGTGTACTAACATTTACACTGGCTCTGTGATGATGCCAGTCTCCCAAAAATATACAAGTTTCACAGTTGTTGGCTTGTGCTTGTTCTACAAACCAATCCACAAACTCTGCACAATCACGGTTATGCTGTTTGCTATTATTTTTGTTGCCGAAGTGTATATCCGTAAAGCAAGCAACACGATTAAAGAATGTCATGGTTATCCAATTCAGTTTAAACTCTTAACTTAGTATAGTTTCATTACTGTACTTTGTCAATGCCTAAACATTATACCCGTGTTCTTTGCGTTCTTTATCAGTTTTTTCGTCCCATTTTGCACGTTCTGCCATTTCGTGTTCAATTTGCCTAGTCCAACTTGGCATTTGCCCTGCTTCCTGAAGTAAATCGTCTCTGATGTTCTGATTACGTTTCTCTAAATTAAGCACTCTGGTAAAACTATTGGTAACTGCGGCTGTATAGTATGCGAATGGATTTTCACTTTTTAGTTCGTTGAACTGCAATCCAATTTGTGATAACTGCAATAGTGCATGACTACGCATTTCATCTACATATGTATATCCACGCCAATTGCTACGCATACTATAACGTTCACATAGTTTGATATACATCTTTGCTAGATTATTTGTAATGGTTCCATGTTGTGTATTGAATTTGCCGTTATCTAAACCGCCTTCCCAATGACTACGCAAACATTCTTTCAGATCTCCTTGCATATATGCATAATGTTTGAAAGGAGGAAAATTACATTTACTGTGATGATCAGCTACAGTTTTGGGTTTGTTTTTTCTACCAGGCTCTAGTGGCACATGTTCAAAAGTCATAACTCTAAATACTAAACTTTTTTCATCTATTGTGCCAGGATCTATTTTGTAGTTTATTTGTTTTGGTTTCTGACTTTGTTTTCTTTTGTCGTCGTTATACCATTCTAAATAGGCTTGTTCATATGCTTGATTACTTAATTGTCTAGCTCTGTTTTCTTTTGCTGTTTGTATAATTTCTGGATTATTAATATCTTCCATTGATTCTACAATGATATCAAATCTTTGATATTCATCGTCTAGTACATAGCAATAGCTTAACTTACTCTTATGTATTTCTTTAAGCATATCTTTGTTGTTTAAGTAGTTTTGTTTCCTCATCATAATTCCTTATCTAAAAGTAGTATACACAATTTTTTTAACAATGTCAATAACTACACACATAATTATCCTATAAATACAACTATAGGAGATAGCCATGAGAATATCGCAGTTGACAGAAGACATAGCAAAAGACGTTGCCGTTTTTTATGGTGGTAGATTTCAGCCTATGCATAAAGGTCATCATAAAGTGTACATGGATCTAGTTGAGCAGTTTGGTTCCGCTAACGTATTTATCGCTACTACAGTGAGCAAAACTGCAACACCAGATCGTGATCCGTTTACGTTTGATGAGAAACGTATGATAATGAATGAAATGTTTAATATACCTCTAAACAGCGTAGTACAAACACAACCATACAGACCTGATGTAAAATTAACAGGAAAAGATCCAAATAACACTGCGGTTGTACTAGTATTCAGTGCCAAAGATGCTGGTAGACTAAAGCGTGGCGGATTTTTAAGAGATTATGAACCAGGTGCTGAAATGGTACCTAGTGATCAAGGAGCATATATCCTTGAAGTAGGAATACAAGAAGGCGGTATGAGTGCTACTGATTTTAGAACAGCAATGAAAAATGATAGTTTGAATGACAATCAAAAGATGATGATTTTCAGAGAATTTTTTGGTACTATTGAGCCCAAAACATATGAATTTATTAGGGATAAACTAAATGACAGTACTAGCTAAAAACCGTGCTAAATTGCTCTTAAAAAGAAATGCACCATCTCAATATTTGCAAGGTCCATCTTCTCCCCTCAATCAAGAACGGGGTATACTGTTTCCAATACAACCAGATATTACATATTCTCAAAGTGTAGCGTATACTCCATATGACCTTACACATACAAATTATACTTTTAATGCATACCGAAATACACCTAGTCCAGACATACAGCTAACTTGTCAATTTGCAAGTGTTACAGATGAAGAAGCAAGATACACATATGCAGTGTTACACTTTTTAAGAAGTGTTTCTAAAATGTTTTTTGGTAAGAATCAATCTAATCCTGTAGCAGGCACACCGCCTCCAGTACTAGAGTTTAGTGCTTTTGGAACACAACAATTCAACAGAATACCTGTTTTGGTAGCTCAATTTTCTACAACATACGATTCAAATGTAGATTTGAAATTGTTTGATGGTGATACTCAAATACCAGTGATGATGAATATGTTTATTCAACTTACTGTACAGCAGAATCCGGATAGACAAAAGAACAATTTTACAACAAATGATTTTATATCTGGCAAGTTATATCAAGATGGATTTATTTAATGGCAACAAAATATGATAATAAAAGTAACTATGCTCAGACGGAAACCAATAGAAAATATTTAGATATTTACAATCCTCCGTTAACCAGCAACACACTTGATCAAAAAACTACCACAATGATTATACAACCAAAGTATAATAAGCGTCCAGATTTACTTGCATTTGATATGTACGGAAGTGCAAGGCTTTGGTGGGTATTTGCACATTATAATAGAGATACTCTAAATGACCCAATAATGGATTTTTTATCAGGAACAAAAATAGTCGCACCCAAGACTTTCCAAGCCACAGGAAACTCCTAATGACACAATTCTATGAAGACAATGTGCTCAATAAATGGGATAATGTAACCTATAATTGGACTATGTATATGATACGTCCTGATGATGTTAGGTTGTATGATGGGGTCAAAGCAACCAATAGAGTAAAAATAATTGCACAATCAGGTGTAGAATCAGAAATAAACATCGCTAGTGTTACTCACGACATGCAACTATCTTTCAATAAAACTAATCCTGACAGAGAATCAGTTGGTAATATATTCACAATACAGTTGACTGAACCGATGGGTGCATCACTCTATACAAGAATTTACAAAGCGTCCCAAGATTTAGGAATTCCCAATCATCTTAAAGCATGTTATCTACTGGAACTAAGATTTATAGGATATGATGTGGATGGGCAACCAGTAGACAACATTACAGAACCTTTTCATTATGTAACAAACATGACTGCATTAGATTTCCAGTACAGTGAAGGAGCAACAAATTACAGAGCAGATCTGGTGGAAACAACACAAGATGCTTTCAAAAGACTAATTCTACACATAAAAGAAGATATCAATATTACTGCTAGTACATATGGTGAATTTTTAGAAAATTTAGAAAAGACAATCAATGACCAAGAACAAAAGCAGGTAGTTTTAAGTACTGCAAAAAGTTTACCACACCAATATAAATTAGGTTTAGGAGATAGAGCACAAGACTGGGCGTCATGGGGTTTTGGTACAGGATCTGGAAGTAATGGTGAAACAAAAGATCTTTCCAGTGTTAGTATCACTGGTGAAGGAACATTGGTATTTAATGTAAAACAAGGTACAAGCGTATCTGATTTGATGATTATGGGACTCATGCAAACTGATAAGTTCAGAAGGCTACCTACTGATGAAGGTGGGTTTCACAAGGAAAATGCCGACGATCCAGAAGCCAAGGCTGAAACGTTTGCAGATATAAGCAAATGGTTTGCATTTGATACTGAAGTAACCTATGCTAACTACGATATTATTTCAAGAGACTATGCTAGAGATATAACTTATAATATTTTTGCTATTGCAGTTCCAGAACTACATCATGACGTGGTAGCTTATGAAAAACTTTTAAGAAGCAATCCAACACAACTCAAAAGATTAAAAAATATAATCAATAAAAATCTTTTGAAAAAACGGTTTGATTATACATTTACTGGACTCAACACTGAAGTCTTAGGTTTAGATGTATATCTAAACAACACATACTATCAAATTCAAGCACTCAATCAAGGCGGAGGTCGTTTTGCAGGACAAGCATTTGAGGGACAAGGTGGCCCCGATAATGAATATAATAGGATAAGAGGCAGTGTTCAAGATTTAAAAAGAAAAATCCAAGCGGCGGAAAATCAATTAAGTTCGATAAATCAACAGTTAGAAAATATTAAAGCTGGAGAAATTCAAGGTCCTGAAAGCAGGAGTGTAGATTTAATTGTTAAAAAAGTACAATCTTTAGAAGCACAAAAGCAACAATTAGAATCAAATATTAGACAGGATGAAGCCGCATTAGACGTGCTTGTTGAAAAAGCTATACCACTTCAACAAGCGGAACGCAATCGTGTAAATCCTAATGTTAATTCAATCACAGGAGGAAGATATCTAACACAAAGCGAACTGTTAAAGATTAATCCAGGTGACGAAGAAAAAATTTATCCTCTTACGCATGATATAACAAACATCACCAGCAAAGCAACAAATGGTCCAGATGAAAAAGACACTAGTGGTGCAGTATATCTCGGAGCAGTAGAACTTAATCTAAATTCACTCGGAGATCTTGCACAACAACAAATAAACATCAAAGGAGATCCTTATTGGTTAGGTAGACCTAAAAGTAGAAAAGCAACTCAGTTTGGGGCCAACTATACTAGAGGCGGTGTAAGTTATTTTCTCAATTTAAATTTTCCTAGCTATCCTGATCCTGATTCAGGTTTAATGCAGATACCCGAAGCAAACTACGGAATAGTCGGAGTATATAGAGTGTATCATGTTATTGCCACTTATGCTGAAGGACAGTTTACTATGACCTTAGAGTCTTTTAGAGATACAAATACAAATGTAGGAATGATGTGGAAATATCTAAGCACAGGTGATATTGATTTATCCGATGTTAAAAAAGATGAACCACTGAAACTAGCTGAAGATCAAGGCGAAGGTGATCAAGAAGGAAATGAACAAGCAGGTAATTCAGGACCTGAATTAATTGAAGAAGGATTAGCAAGTGGAGATGTTTCAAGTCCAAATGTAACAGAAGCACAGCTAACAAACGGAGCAGTGAGAAATAAACCTATCAAAGCTAAACTTAAAAATATACTACAACAAGCCGCTGTGGCAACAGGGCTCAATGTAGAAGTTTTCAGTGGCGGACAAGATAGTCAACTTGCAGGTACAAAAAGACACAATGATGGTACTGCGGCTGACGTTAGGTTAAAAACAGCAGACGGAACAACGTTGACTTTGGACAATCCAGATCATGTAGGATTGATTCAAAACTTTCTTAAGAAATCAAAAGACTTTGGTGCTACAGGAATTGGAGCTGGAAACAACTATATGGATAACGACGGATTTCATATTGATATAGCTAAAGAATTTGGAAACGTTGGCCCTAACGGCAATAGCTATTGGGGTGGAAAAGAAGCTAGATCTCATTTAGCTCCTCAATTTTTAGTAGATATTATGACAGGATAAAAACATGGTAAAGTATACAGGACAAAATGCGGTATCATCAGGCGTACCAAGTAATTATAGATCAGAGTTGGGTGTAGGCGGAATAGCTAAACAAACAGGACTTTACCTAGCAAAAGTAATAGACACAGTTGATGATAGATATGAAAGTTTTTTGTATGTAGAAATTATAGGAGATGGATATCAAGGAGATCCGTCTACTAAAAAATTAAGACAGGAATATACAAGAGTAAGACGTGCTATGCCATACGGAGGTAGCTATCAGTTTGCAAATGCAACTAATACTTACGGAATGAGTTGTCACCCGCCTGCTCCGGGCTCACAAGTATTAATAGCAATGCCTGCTAATAGTCCTGTTGGCATTATGTTAGGAGTTTTACCTGATGTGAGTAGAAATGCTAGTTTCCCAACTAATCCTGGTGCATTTGTTGATAGTGAAAATGATGTTGTTGGTCCAACACAAGACCCTAGTGTAAAAAAAGCACAAGACAAGAACAAGAGACCTAGAGCCAGTGTAGATACAATAAGAACAGAACAAGGCGGCGAACATGGAGATAAGTGGTCTGGTAATGGAGAAGCTATTACTGGACAAGGTATTGGATTAGACAGTGTTAGAGGTCTTAGTAGCAGTAGTGCAAGACGAGAATCACCTACTAATGTTTTTGGATTTAACACTCCTGGTGGTCATCACTTTGTTATGGATGATGGCACACTTCCAAACAGTGACACTTGCTTAACACCTGATAAAAATAGAAAAGGTGGATTAAGTAATCTTGTGCGTTTGGGTAGTGCTGGAGGTGCTCAAGTTTTGATGCATGATGGCTCTGGAATAATTTATATTATTAGTCAAACTGGAAAAACATGGATACAATTAGGCAGTGATGGAAAACTTGATATATATTCAGGTGATCAAATTAGTATGCATACAGAAACAGATTTCAATCTGTACTGTGGTGGGGACATAAACATGGATGCTGATAATATTAATTTAAAAGCAAGAGGAACTGATGGTATAAGTATGGAAAGTTCTAGTGGAGAGTTTAACTTACATAGTGCAAAAGATATAAAACTTACTACAGATTTAAATGGACATATCAAAGCAGTAGGAAACATTAGAATCAGTACAGACGGATTAATTGATCTTAACGGTCCGCCAGCTACTGTAGCTACTAAAACAGTAGCTAAGAGTCATCCAACAAACAGGACTGTTAAAGAAAGTATTAATCCAAGGGTACCAGAAGCTGAGCCTTGGGGAGGACATGCTGAAGAACAAGAAGATCTAGCACAGGTTGCTAGTGCAGATGATCAATTCACAGCTTTAGATATTGATATGTCAAAAATTACAAATAGACAACAACCAAATGCAGACAATATAAATGTTGAATCTAAACCAACAACTAATCCAAGAAAGACTCAACTATGACCGATTTTGTAGAAGATAGATTTAAAAGAGTGTGGGACGACTTTATAGTTAAAGACTTGGACAACTATCTAACAAATTTAAGTTTATCAACCACAACTTCAAGTGACACTGCAAAAATTGTAGCTTTAAGTTTTTTCCGTAATTATAGCGGTTTTGATGGTACTGCATACGGCGAAGGAGTATATAACATTGGTCTGACAGAACAACAGGCTTTTGATAATTGGCAAGAAGAATACAATAATCAAGAACAACTAGCAAAAAAACAATTAATGGCAAACTCAGTAAAGTTACTTCCCCAATGTGTTTATGATGCAGTAATTTTATATCATTGGGCAACAGGTAAATTGTTTGAGGTAATCAGTCGAAATCAAACATATAATTTGTTAACTTCATTACAAAACTTAGACCATGATACTTCTGCAGATATGATTAGTAATAGCTCTATTAATCCTCAACTCTGTGTACAACTATCCAGTATGTTGCGTTTAGCTGATTATGGAAAGCCTAAATCACGTACTTGGTATAGAAGTAATGGAGTCTTTAAGATGCGAGATTATAATCAGCGAGGCACAATGAGCAATGATCAATTAGTTAAAGCTAGATATGCCTACTATGCTGAAACACTTAAATTTTTACCATTTACTCCTGAAGGAAGAAAGAGACAAATAGTTAAAGACTACGAAAGCACATTGTTAACACAAAGTTTTGTTTTTGATGGCACAAATAAAGTGTTTACACTAGGGAAAGCACCTAGTATGGATCCAAATCAAAAGTTAGAAGTTTTGATCAATGAAAACATACAACAAACGGTCTATGACTTTTTAGTTGTAGGAACTACACTTACAATTAGCAAAAGCATGAATACCGGAGATATTATTAAAACAACAATTAAAATATAAACTGAGTATTTAATTTTACCATAAATAATAGTATGGTAACCTACATCGGATATAGCACAATAGACAGTATCAGTGGAAGCAAAACGTTAACAGATGTTGACCTTGCAAAACGTGATTTGTTGAACCATTTTTACACAAGAAGAGGTGAGAGAGTTGGAAATCCTACTTTTGGTAGTATATTACCAGAGTTAGTGTTCGAGCCTTTAGATAGTGCTACTGAAAGAGATGCATTAGATGATGTGACTAAAATAGTCAACAATGATCCACGCTGGAATGTGTTAGAAACACTACTAAGCAAACCAACTGAACAAAGTTTAGAAGTGAAAGTTAGGTTAGAATATATAGATACAGGAACAGCAGAAGAACTGTTTTTGAACTTTACGGGTGAGGAATAATGGCACAAGGCGCACGACAGGCTAGTTTATTTGCCGCTGAAGATTTTACAGTAGCATATGAAAGTTTTGCACAAGCAAACTTAAAAGCCTATGATTTTGAAACTATACGATCTGCAATGGTAGATTATATTAGTACAAACTATCCAGAAAATTTTAACGATTATATTAATTCAAGTGAATTTATTGCACTCATTGAATTGATTGCTTTCCTAGGACATAACCTAGCATTTAGAGCCGATCTTGGACAAAGAGAAAATTATCTTAGTACAGCAGAACGCAGAGAAAGCGCCTTGCGTATTGCTCAATTCTTAGGATATACTCCAACAAGAAATGTTGTTGCTAAAGGTTATATGAAAATTGACAGTGTTCAAACTGATGAAAATATATTTGATGCCAACGGAAATAGTTTAGCAAATATTGTTACTCAATTTGAAGATGTAACAAACCCTGCTAGTTATCAGAACTTTTTAACAATTATGAATTCAATTTTTCAAAGCAGTAGTCAATTTGGTGCTCCGTTTAGTAGTACTACTATTAGTGGAATATCCAATGAAGTATACAGAACAAATAGTACTAACAACACTATTCAAAGAGAGTTCTCAAATAAAATCAACAATGCAAATTCAACATTTAGTTTTCATAGTGTTAGTATAGATAGTTCAACAAATTTAATTAAAGAGAAAACTCCAGATCCGTATGGTGTATTAGATTTATTATATAAAAATGATAACAGTGGATTTGGGTCACCTGACACAGGATTTTTTATAGGATTCAAACAAGGCACACTTAATTTCCAAGACTTTTCCATTGACAATGGTTTACCTAATCTTGTTATTGATATTAATGCAGACAATGTAGCCAACGGAGAAGTATGGATACAGACCATTGATGAGATTGGCTCTATTCAAAAAAACTGGACTAGAGTTGATAGATTGTTTGGTGCTAATACAATGTTTAACGCAAAACAGAATTCAATCAGAGACATCTACAGTATCACAAGTAGAGAAAACGACCAAATTAGTATTTTATTCTCAGATGGAAATTTTGGTAATATTCCACGTGGAATAATCAGAGTCTATTATAGAACAGGACTTAACAGAACATATACACTAACACCAGACAGTTTTAGAAAAGTAAGTTTTAGCACAGACTATGTAAGTGCAAATGGTAATGTACAAAAAGCTACGTTTGTAGCAAGTTTAAAATCTATTGTTAATAATGCAAGTGAAAGAGAAAGTGTAGCGAGTATCAAAGCAAACGCTCCTAGATTTTTTACTACACAGGACAGAATGGTTACAGCAGATGATTATGCAATAACACCGTTAACTGCTAGCGAAAATATTAGAAAAATTAAAAGTGTAAACAGAGTGCATAGTGGTCATAGCAGATTCAGAGACATATATGATCCAACTGCAACTTATAGTGATGCAAAGCAGTATGCTGATGACATATACCTTTATGAAAATGGCACAGTGAAAAGAAATGTTATAAGTTTGCCAAGTGCCTTGACAGGAACACAAATATATGACAAGTACATTAAACCAATGTTAAGTGATCCTGAAGTTTTTAATTTTTATTATAATAGGCAAGGGTATAGTAGTGCAACACATGATGCCAAATATGATTTCAATGATACAACCACTGGCATTACATTTCTAAACAATGATGGATCAGAAAGCAATGTTTATAGATGGAATCAAATTACAAAAGGTAGTAACAGTTGTAGTGGCTTTATTTCACAAAACAGTATTGTGCAAAGAATGGGTCTTACAACTACTAGCAGTTTAAATAAAGCAGATCTTAACGGACTTGTTGAGTTCATTGATGCGCCATACAAAGACGGTTATATCAGTCAAGCTTCAATAACAAAAGGCGGCAGTGGATATGTCAGTACGCCAACAGTAACAATTACAGGAAAAGGCACAGGAGCGACAGCAACCTGCACAATAGCAAACGGGCAAGTTACTACAGTAGCAATTACTAATAGTGGTAGCGGATACGATCAAACTACTAATATTTCAATTAGTGGAGGCGGCGGTTCAGGTGCTACTGTTAAAGGTACTATTGTTGATGCAAAATCACAATGGGTAAAAGTTGATAGACTGTACAAAGATGGACTAGGTGATGATGATAGTTCTGGTACACCTACAGGTATTGATAACACAGGCAAAGGTTCTGTGGTTATTAATGGTGTGGTAGGCAGTGGAGCAAGAATTAGAAGATTGGTGCCAAGATTAAGTACTGATCTAAATGAAACCACAAGAGCAAATGTTATTACTAAAATAGACAACAAAAATACATTCGCACTAAGATATAATCCTAGCAGTCAATCATGGATTATTATTGATAGTGCTAATCTTCCATTGAATAGTGAAGCACTCAATAGTGTAGCTAACTGGAATTTAGAACATGCAGGAGATGGAAGTAGTACTGGTATTGATAACAGTTGGGTAATAAGATTAAATCATGGAGCCAACCAATGGGAAATGCTTACAAGAAAAACACAATTTGTTGTAGGAAGTCCAAATCAACTAAAATTTACAAATCTTAATTTTGCAGAAACTTTTAGTAGTGAAACTTCAAAGCCTCTGAGGGATAATGTAAAAATTCTAAGTATTAATCCTACAAGTGAGTCAGATCCTAATCCACTAGGAGTAGATTATCAGTTCAATGCATATGGATATTTTACATATGCTGACGGATACACTGATCCTCACAATCTTAGAGTAACTCTAGCTGATCCCGACAATGATGGTTATCCAAATATTCCTGATGCCTTTTCAAGGATTGTAGGAACTTCTACAATAAATCTAGGAACTAAAACAGTTGATGGTTTTGATTACACTGTACAGGATGAAACAAATGGCACTACAGTAGTATCAGGAGTTGGCAGTTTGCACACACAATACAACAGAATTGCAGATATTAATAATGTGATTGATCCAAGTACAACAAATATAATTGATACATATGTATTGCTGTCAAGCTACAATACTAGATTTAGAAATTGGGCACTATTTGATAATAGAATAGAAACACGACCTAATGCTCCAACAATTAGTGAACTAACTGATATGTTTACAAGTTTAGAAACTAAAAAATCTATAAGTGACCAAGTTATATACAGACCAGTAAAATACAAAATACTTTTTGGAGATTTAGCAAGTGGAGAACTACAAGCCAAATTCAACGTAACAAAAACATCAAACACTACACTTAGTGATACAGAGATTAAACAGAGAGTTATAAATTTAATTGATACATACTTTAATATTGATAACTGGGACTTTGGTGAAGATTTTTACTTTACTGAAATGGCGGCATTCATACACAACAACATGATTGGTGAGATAAGCCAGATTACGATTAGCAGTGTTGCTAATACATCAGATAGTACATCATTGTTTCAAATTGGTAGTGATAGTGATGAATTGTTTCTGCCAATAGTAAAATCAAATAATATTAGTGTTACAGGAACTACAATAGGTAATTTAACTACAATAGGCGAAAACACTGGTGGTAATACTACTACAATAACAAGTGTAAGTAGTAGTGGTTCTAGTGGAGGATACTAATGGCTGAAGAACGTAATCCAACTCCAATTAAAGTAAGCAAAAATACCGTTCCTGGTGCAAGTTTAAAAAAGACAGGCAGTAGACGTGTAACAGAAATGTTACCTGACATTTTACAAACCACAGTCAATAAACAGTTCTTAGATAGCACATTTGAGCAGTTGATGTCAACTGGTAGTTTAGAACCTGTAAAACATTATGTCGGAAAGAGTATTGGAGACGGAACATTTAATCCAAAAGTAAATGACAATTATCTATTAGACAGTAGAAGTAATGATGCTTATCAGTTTGCTCCTGCAATGATTAACAAAAACGAAGATGGTACTGTTGATCAAGCACTAGCATATGACGATTTAATACGAAGCCTGAAGTACAACGAAGTTGACACAAACAATCATAATAAAATTTTAAATGAGCCAGGTTATACACTGGACCTGCCAATTAACTATGATATGTTTATTAATCATCATAGATATTATTGGGTATTAGATGTATTGCCGCCCAATGAATTAAGATATTTACAAGCTGATCTGCTTGATATAGATACAATTATTGGAGAGACTACATATACTACTCCTTCAAATGTAAATGGCAGAACACTAAAATTTGAAAACGGCATGAGAATTAAATTTGCTCCTAACACAGTTAATAGACGTTCTCAAACAGTAGCAGGTAACAAAGTGTTCACTGCTTCTATAACAGGCGCGGCAAGTATTAAGGTTTTCGTAAACAATTTAGAAGTATTTTTAACTACAGATTACACAGTCAACAAAGCTACAGGTGTTGTGACATTTGTAAATGCACCTGCTCTGACTAGCGAAATTGAAATACATTCTTATTATACTCATAGTTTGACCGATGAATATAAAAATGATGCAATCTACATTGTAGATGGGGTTGGTGAGCCAGGTGGTATACAGTTAACACAACATTTTGACGCAGGACAATATGATGGACAGCAAGGTAAACGCACATGGTTAAATGTAACAGTTTACAATAACCAAGAACCTGCAGGTTTTGATTCTGACCAATTTAGTTTTGATGCAAGACCTTTTGATCTCAGAGAGCATAGAATGACTACTAGAGATTATACTTGTGAACAAAGACATAGTATAGATCAAAGTGCTTGGAGCCGTAGTAATCTTTGGGTACATGAACAAACTATTGCTAGCAGTATAATATATCAAGGCATTACAAATGACATTTATACATTGGATAGATATAGAGCCGTTAGACCAATCATTGAATACAAAAAGAATATCGAAAAGCATAGATTCGGAACACGTCATATAGCGAACGTAGATCATTATTTAGAATCATTTGATGATCCAGTTAATACTATAATAGGAAAGACAGAATACAGTGTCATCACAAGTGGTATTACAGATGACTGGACATTTAAAGGATACCAAAGAGGTAACCGTGTAAGAGTAAGTGAAGGTGTATCTCCAAACTTTGTGGTAACATTTTGGGAATGTCAAGAAGCACATGCAGAACCATTAAAACCAACGCATGGAGAGAATAGAAAATATTGGGAGCAGATTGTTCCAGTTGAAGTTGAAAATGGCGATTTAATTATTTTCTTTGGTTCATCTAATGCAACATACAAAAACAAAATATGGAAAATAGGCGGAGTTGGAACTAGTATTACACTGACACAAACATATAACTTTGATGGTACTCATGGTGCAACACAACTTGTCAATGGTGATAAAATTTTACTACTCAACGGATTTAACACATTTGAGTTTGGCACCTTAGGAGGATTTGGACAAGGTGAGAGAGATGCTCCTAAGAGTGGTGCTGAACTTCATGTAGATAGTACAACACTAACAGGTTGGAAATACAGTAGACAAAAAGAACATAGAAGTCAAGGTATGCCTGTTGAGCTTTATGATGTGAATCTTGTAAAGCTAGATGCTGTAGCAACTTATCCAGACAATGACTTTGCAGGTGCAACAATTTTTGATTTTGTACACAGTGAAACAAATGATTATGATGATGCATTAGGGTTTAATCCTGAGTATGTTGATTACGGAAATAATCCAGGACTTAATTTTTGCATGGAGTTTTTAAAGAAAAAATTTACCTATGTACAACAAAGCAGTGATTTTACAAAGAGTAATCAATTAGAAATACCAGGTTATTACTACTACAAATATATTGATTCTCAACTATATCACAATGGTTGGTCTAATATAAGAGGTGGACAACCTGTGATGAAAAAGATTAGAAAAGTTGTAACTGATACAGGAAATCCTCTTAAAGTAGATTTAGGTCATGCAAGTTTTGTAGGTGATAGATGTTACAACATTTTTAAAGAGTTTGATCATTTAGCAATGACCAGTCAGCCAACTGTTGATTGTTCTGTTGGTAGAATCAATAGAGTAGGAGGAAAGTTGCCTGCATTATTTTTCCACAACAACAATACATATACTATCCGTACACAATTTCCACAAGCTGAAATAGAATTTGTAGACATGGACGGATCACCAATTGGTACTGGTATTACTAGAACAGCAGGAAGTTTGAATACTTTTACTCTTCAAATAGGAACGCCTACAGTTAACAGTATAAAATATAGACTTGTCTCAAATCCTGCTAACTTTGGAGTTATATTTTTTAACGCAAATGTCAATGAAACAAATGTAAAAGTAAGGAAAAATGGAAAAGCATTTAGTACATTTTCTCACACCGGTAATATACTTTCTATTAACAGCGGATTGATAAAGGACGATGTTTACGAATTTGAATTTTATACTTACAACGACTACAGCGAAACTGGTGAAGGACAATTTGAAGTTGCAAAAACACAGACACTCAATCCACAAAATTCAGAGCTTGCTGATGTAAGCTATGGTGATTTAATACAGCATTTTAAATCTCAAATGACAAGCAATCCTTTGTTTACTGGTGATTGGTATGGTACAAACAACTATAGAAATATTGTACATGCAACTGATATTGGCGGAACAATTAGACAGCAACCGTATAGTACAGAATTGTTGAATCAACTGCTATCAGATATTAATACCAATCCTTATAGTGCTTTACAATTTACTAGTGCTAATTACAGTTTGTTTAAAGAAAAGTTTAAAAAGAAACTTGTACAACTGCATGAAAGTTTGGATCAAACATTACCTACTTATACTTTGGTTGATAAAACACTAGAAGCATTGAATATAGGACAGAATAAAGATAATGTATTTGCTAACAGTCAGATGGCAATGTACAGAGATTATAGAAGCGTAGATTTAAGTTGGGTAACTGGACAAACACCAACATTTAATTTACCAAGGCCATCTAACAAATATGATGATACAACCAATCACATACAGGTATTTGTGCAAGTTCCAGACTCAGCAGGTAATCATACGTGGAGACAGTTGCAAAAAGATTGGGAGTTTTCAACAGATGAATATTCAGTTACAGTTACTTTAGCTGGTATTACATTTCCTAGTACTGGTAAAAACAATATACATATTAGATGGTATGAAAGAGGAAGTGTAAGTTTTGTTCCTCCTAGTATTGCAAAACTAGGTGTACTTAAACCTTTTGTACCTGAATTAAGAGATGATTACAGCAAGGACAGTACAGGAACAGCAACTGATAGTGTTCTAATTGGACATGATGGAAGTATACATGTACGCAATGGAACAGAAGTTTTTAATAGGCAGTCGCCGGGCTATGATCCAGTTGACGCAGGACTTTGGGATCTGGAACTGAGAATATATAACAACTTAGGAAAAGACTTAGACGGTACAATTAATTCAACAGCATATTCCCCTAATGCTCATAGACCGTCTGTACACAGTTGGACAGAACTTAATAATACTATTAGAGGTGAGTTTAACAAATACAAAAACTCTAATAGTGTAACGACACTTAACAGCTCGACTTATTATGATGGAAGTGATAAATTTACATGGAACTATAGCAGTGTTAGTCCTAATATCGGCGGCTGGAGAGGGATATACCATTATTATTTCAAAACAGATAGACCTCATACACACCCTTGGGAAATGCTAGGACACAACAAAAGACCAAGTTGGTGGGATACAAATTACAATTGGACAGATGCATCAAAACGTTCTGCATTGAAACTAGCACTTGAATTTGGACAAATTAGTGATCCTGCATTGGGTACTAATAAACAAATTTATGATATAAACTACAGCAACAGAAACTATGACTGGCAAAATAAAACATTAGTAACTACTGCTGGTGTTCTAAATGATCCAGTTACAGCGGGTGTTGTTACTTCGCCAAGTCTTGCTGATAGACAAAAAGACTTTGTATTTGGAGATTGGGGTCCTGTAGAAGCTGAATGGCGCAGAAGTAGTGAAGGTAAAATTGCAACTTCACTTGCTTTCTTACGCACAAGACCTTTGATTGCGTTAAACAACTATTTTAGAACTGCAAGAAGAACAATCAAAAATCTGTCAGGATACAATGGACCACAAGAATTAGACACAGATGCAGGAAAATTAAAAAGTTGGAAAAACACAGTAATCAGCGGAAGTAGTATTACAGGAAAAATTATTGAAAGTGTTAATATTATTAATGCTGGTAATGGGTATACAAGTGCTCCAGCAATAACAATAAATGATAACTTTGGCGTTGATGGTACTATAGAAGTAAAAATAAGTAACGGAGCTGTAGTCGGAGCTAGGGTTACCAACCAAGGTTCTAAATACTATAACAGACCATTATTAAGTGTAGCAAGTGGTACAGCAGTTTTTGACCCTATATTAGCTGAGAATGCGTTACACTATTACAACGGATTAAGCAATGCTATCATTGAATACAGCAACTTGTATGGTACAAGTGCTGATATACTTAGAACAAGATTAGAGAATATTAGTTTCCAAGGTGTAATTAAAGCAGGTGGCTTTGTTAATAAAAATAATCAGTTTATACTTGAAAGCAGTCAAGACAAAGGTAAAGTGTTTGTACCAGAAGAAAATATTTCTACAGTGACTTATACTAGTAAGCCAGATGTAGAATATTTTTACGGAGGAGTAAGAGTTACAAAAACAACAGGCGGATACACTGTAAATGGTTTTGATAACAGTCTTGCATATTTTAAATACAACAAGCCCAATACTGCAACTGGAGGCATAACAACAAAATTCACAGGTACTTCAGATATTAATGTTTTGAGATATACTGTCTTTGAACCTACAACAAGTCAACTGGATTACAATACAGAATTAACAACCATACAAGAAGTATATGACTTTATTAATGGTTACGGACACTACTTAAACAGTTTAGGATTTACTCAACAGTGGAGAACTGCCGCGGCAAACTTTGTTACATGGGCAATAGGTTCAAGTACAATACCACTTACTGTTATACCTGATCAAAGTAAAATTATTGTAAAAGATGGAATCGATGGGTACTTTGATAATATTGATAAGAAATATGATGGTGTTTATAATATTGTAAATGAAAATGGAAAACAAATTAGCAGTACAGATTTAATCATTGACAGAAAATCAATGGACCCAGATGCTGAAACTGTATTTCAAGTTAAAGATACAGACACACAAATATTTGGTATTAGACTTTACAAAGTACAATTAGAACATGTGTTTATTTTTGATAATCTAACAAACTTTGATGATGTCATACATGATCTCGCACTTGGACTTAGTCACAACCGTATTATTTGGAGAGGTTCAAGAACCAGAGATTGGAATGGTAAACTTTATAGTCCAGGTTACATAGTTCAATCTGATACTGTAATTCCTAACTATGACACGACTGCTGGAGAAGTTGATCAATACTATGGAAGAACAAACCAATTGAGCAATTCACAACTCAGTGATGTAGCAAGATTCAATGCAGGTTATAATAAACCAAACTGGAGTGAAGGTTTAGATATAGATGACGATAGTTTATATGAATTCACTAAAGGTACTTACAAATACAAAGGCACGCACAAAGCACTATCTGCTTTTATGCGTAACCAAGGACTATATGATGGTGAAGCAAGTGCTGATTTGCTAGAACAATGGGCTGTTAGATTAGCAGACTTTGGTGATACATCAAGCAGAAGAACTTTAGAATTTCAACTTACTCCAGAGCTAATTGTTACCAGCCCACAACCAGTTAGAATAAGCAACGATTATAAATTTGATGTACTCAGTGATCTTGTGATTGACATTGATAAAACAAGTCCACTTAAAGTACATGAAAGTACAAATGATAATTTTCAAACAAGACCAGTAAACACATACAAAGACTCTAGTGATGAGTTGTTTGCTAAAGACTTTACTACAAGCGGACTTCCTTTGTTAAGTGAAACTGATTATCGAACAGTAAACAAAGAAGATTTTACAAAATTTCCTGAACAAGTTAAAGAAGAATACGATCACAGTGGAGATTGGCAAGAAATTACTCAGTGGGATAGCAACAAAAGTTACAAGTTCAATGAACAAGTATTGTATAATGGCAGAACTTGGAGCATGTTAGATGCAGATGGAAGCAGTGGGTTTAATCTTGCAAATAATCCAATTAATCTATTAGGAACAAATCAATTGCCTGTTATTCCAAGTAGTGGACAAACATTGGTTATAGATGGTAATACTATTACCCTAAGCAAAACTGCTACCAGTTCAACTACAAATACAATCATTGTTTCAGGAACTGAAAATCTTAGTAGTTCTGTAGTTCCAGATGGTTCAACTCTAATTTTAGGACAAAGCAGTACACTTACAACCACAGTTACATTTACAAACAGTCAAACAACTACAACGTTCAATGATATTACAAAAACAGGTACAGTAAGCAATCCAACAATACAAGGTAGCAGTAATGCAACTTTGATTATTGAAGGCACTACAATTAATTTCAATAATACAAGTACAACAACATCTAATATTACTGCTCAACAGGCTTTTGAAAATACTTTTAATTCTAGCTGGACAACAAACACCGGCACAATTAGTTCAACAGCTTCAACAAGAATTGCAAGAATAGAAGCTCTACGCTCAGCTTACATAGCCGCTAATTCACAAGCACTTTGGAGTGCATGGATCAATACTTACTTTACAAATAATGCTGGTTTAAATATTAACCACTTGCTTACACTGATAAATTTAGGAGGCTCCACACTGCTCGCCGCCAACCAGATGTTGGATCAAGACTTAATTTTAATCAACAATATTAAACAAACTAATTATGTTGGAACACAAGTTGTAGCAGGAACACAAGTTGTAGCACCAAGTGATATAACTGATTCTCAAGCCTCACTTAACAATGGAACATTCACAGATGATATTGCAACTTATTTGAAAAGTGCAACTGGACTTTCAACAACATTTGCAACCAATACTGTGGTCGCAAATCAAAGCAACACAGGTTTTATTACATATTCACTTAGTCAGATAATACAAGAAATTAATAGTGCAAGTATAAGCAATGTTACAGCCAGTGCAGGTACTAGTAGTCAACTGGTGATAACTAAAACTACAAACACACCAGCTAATACTTTTAGTATGACAATAAGTGTAGGTACAGAGAATAACAGTGTTGGATTTAATACAGCTACTGAAACAATCAATAGCACAAGCTCAAGTGTAACCACTACACCTAATCTGTCACAGCAACAAGTTATAGATCAAATCAATAACGCTGGTATTACAGGAGTTAGTGCTCAGGCTGGTGCTACTAATACTAATATACTACAAATAAATGCAACATTGAGTAATTTATTCATAGGAGCCGGCACAGCTAATAGTTCAATAGGATTACCAACAGGTCTTATTCCTGCTACAACTACAACGTCAACAAGTTCTATTGGATTGAATATTACAGATATTATTGAACAAATAAACACAGCAAATATCAGTGGGGTGTCAGCTGAGAACTCAAGCAACAGAGTGAGATTAACAAGCACAAACGCTACTCTTGTTATCGGATCAGGTACAGCAAACACTACACTAGGATTTGTAAGTCAAACTCTTAGTGCTACAAAATCAACTACTTCCGCAGTTTTTAATGCATTAGTTGATGCAAACGGAAATCCTGTTTTCTTAGAAGATGCAAACGATCCAAATATTTTTAGTATTTGGGTTGCAGATGACAGTGAGTTTGGCAACTACAATTTAGGATATCAGGTTTATCAAACAATGGATTTTGGCTTGTACACATATGATGTTTGTGGAGGACAAGAAAGTGCAGACGAGGCTGAAATAAAATGTAGTAGACAGACTGGTGATGTACAAGCACATAACTTATCAGTAGGAGATTACATTCTTATAAGAGGTAGTAATTGTATTCCTAATATCGACGGAATACACAAAGTAACAAGAATTGCCGCTGATAGAACTGATAAATTTTTCATTGATGAATTTATTGAAATCAATGGTAACACTGGAAACATTTATCCGTTGAGAAAAATGCGATTCTCTACATTTGTAGAGCTTGAAGCAAATAGACAAGTAAGAATTAACAATGTATACAAATATAACTTTGCTGATATAAGACAAACAAATACAAGTACTCCTATTTTAGCTTTTGTAGACGATGATGGAACAGGAGCCAGTGCAGTATATAAATGGGTAGGAACATGGAGCGATACAAATGGTCATGTAGGTGAATGGAAAGTTCAAAGAACTGGAAATGTACAAGCTAGAAATGATCTGCTTGAAAATATTACTCTTTATGATGCACAAAAGCAATCAACTATTACAAAGTTGGAAACATATGATCCAGCAAAAGGTATAATTTTTGGTTTTGTTGACAATGAAATTGATTATAAACTAACCAATGACATTGCAAATTATAATTACAGTAATATTGATGGAGCATACCAACAAGTTGAAGCCTGGGGAAGAGAATATTTAGGTGTGCGTTGGTGGAATACAAGCACCGCAGTGTATTTGGATTATGAACAAAGCACAATAGATTATCAGCAAAACAACTGGGGTCGTTTGTTTGACGGTGCAAGTATAGACATTTACGAATGGACCAAAAGTCCTGTGTTGCCTGAGCAATGGGCAGATATTGTATCTCGCAAATTGGTTATTGATGGAAAAGAAGCAAGTGGAGAAGTCTATAGTGTGATAATAGACGGACAAACAGTATACAACTGGACTGAGGAAAGCTATTACAATGAACTTTCCAAACAAACAGAAACAGTTTACTATTATTGGATAAAGAATAAAACTAACAGCGTCAGAAGAAACAGCAACTATAATGTACTACAGTTAAGTCAAATTTTAAATAATCCATCTAGGTTTAATTTAAGTTGGGCGGCTCAAGCAGGTAATGATAGTTTACTACTGTCAAATATTGTTAATTTTGTTAATATAGATACAGTAGCACAACTTAACCAAATTAGTGAAACTAGAGCTCTTGCAAATCAAGACTGGATAATGTTTGCAGAAAATGATGCTAATATTACAATACCTGAATATCTACACATAAAAATTCGAGATAGTTTGGCAGGATTTAATAGATTTAGTGTAGATAAAACATTCACAACCTGGAGCAGTAGTACAGCTTATGCTAAAGATTCAGTAGTAAAAGAAGGCACAAACTACTATCTAAGTCTAGTAGCAAACAATACAAATAATCAACCTAGTGTAGATAGTGATATGTCACACTGGACAAGAATTTATGATTACTCATTTATCGAAACAGACCAAACAGACAACATAAGAATTTGGAGAGGTCAACCTGTACCTGATCTTAAACTACATAGGTTTAATAGATACGGTCATCAAGTTAGACCTAGACAAAGTTTGTATAGAGATGTAAAAGAAGCTAGACAAAACTTTGTTCATAGTGTAAACTCTTTATTAAGTGAAGTAAATGTAATTGATGAAATTAATAATTGGGAAAATGCATTTTCTGGCACTTTTGTAGAAGGTACAGTAACATATAGAATTAAAGATTACATTAATCTAGTTGACTGGCATCTAGTAGAAAAAAACAATGATGGTGTAGAAACTTTCAGATATAATCCAAAAACAGTTGCAGGTTTGGTTTACGAAACTAAAAATGATTACTTTAATGCAGGTGAACCACAATTTGATAACACTTATGTATACATCAAAAGCACAAGTCCGGGTGCAGATATAGATAGAAGTGAAATGTATCTATACACAGGTGGTGTAGATAAGTTGGTTTACAAAGAAAAAGCTACAGTACAAATCAGTGAAGAAATGTGGAATCAAAGCAAATTTGGACATGGATTTGATGCTATTGGATTTGATGTAACACCTTTTGATGCATGTAGTGATAATGTTATTAGTCAACTATTGGATCTTTTGAGAAGTGAAATATTCATTGGCAGACATCATGTAAAATACAACAAGATGTGGTTTAAAATGCTGTTTACAGCTATACTTCAAAATACAGCAGATGACTTTGCGTTTAAGACCACATACACACATTTAGGAGTGAAAAGACCATTGCTAGTTGATAAATCAACATATCAAGAACACACTATTGAAACAGTTGAAAAATTTGTTAACAATATTAAACCATTCCATACCAAGTTGTTGAGCAGTATGGAAAGCAATACACACAGCGAAGCAACTATGATTAACATTGATGAAACAGAACGTAAATCTACGATAACAATGAAATACGAAGATCACAGTTACAATGGAAGAGAATGGGCAGGTGATCTCACACTCAATGGTGGAGCATTTACAACTGTATTTGGTGCAGATGTTGATTACAGTTTATTCACAACACAACAAGCGGATTTACAATATGATTACAACGGTAATGTTTTTGTACAGCCTGTACAAGAAGGATTTGGGCGTGAATTGGTAGCTCAAGACTATACTGAAAATATCAGTATTTTGGTGCAAACAATGTTAACACCTACAATAGACAGTGGACATACAAGATCATTTAGAATGATGCAGTATCAACCAATGGATATACAAATAAGTAATGTAATTGTAGATACAGAAAAAACAACACTAACTGCTAATATTACAGCAATAGATACTACGATTCCTGTTACGGATAATACAGTATTGGATAATCCAAATAATTTAGGTGGCAACAATTTAGTTCCAGGTGTCATTTGGATAGGATGTGAGAGAATAGAATATCAAGCTATTGATGGAAATAATAATCTATTGTTTTGTACAAGAGGAACATTAGGTACAACATCTAAAGCACATACAAGTGGCGATACAGTTATTAACACTGGACAAAGTACACGAATTCCAACTACAGAGAAATTTTCACATTATGGAGATGGACTGAGGTTGGCATACAACGATAGTGGGTACAGTTTAACAGAACATGTATATGTACCTCAGACGCCTGAACATGCATTCATTAGAAATGCAGGCAAAGGAACGATATAAATACATTAAATGGAAAGAGCGATGAGTTTAGATAAGATTAACGATACATCATTGATTGGAATAGAAGGACATATTAAAATATGGGATCCTGAGTCAGGCGAGATTCTTGTTCGTAGAAGAAATGCGATTAACTATGAGAATATGAGTATTGCTATTGCAAGTCTGTTAGCTAATGAGAGTGGAAACACAGGCACTCATCAGATAGCCACAATGAGATTTGGAAATGGCGGAACAACCATTGACGGACTTGGAACAGTTACATATAAAGCAACTAACACTAATAGTGCAAGCGGAGCCTTATACAATCAAACATTCAGTAAAGCAGTAGATGAAGCAGTTAGCGGAAGTGCTAGCAATTCAACAGAAATTAGTCACATTTCACCAAATACATATACAGATATAATCACAACATGTACATTGGATTTTGATAGCGTTTCTGGAGAAGATGATACAGATACAGCTACAAGCATGAACGGTACATATGTTTTTGATGAATTGGCAATTTACAGTGGTAACAACGATTTGTTGACACATGTTATCTTTCATCCAGTTCAAAAAAGCAAGAATAGAAAAGTACAAGTAATTTATACACTAAGGATTAGATCAAGTTTTGCAGACTTATAATAGGGAAAAGATATGCCATACACAATAGATTATAGTCAAAGCAGTAAGACAGCAATAGTTGTTAACGATGGAACCATTGATACCAGTACCAGTATTGGATTAATTGGTAAAAACTATACTCGCTTTGGAGAAACATTAAATGAAAATATGTTGCACATGTTGGAAAATTTTGCCAACACAAATGCACCAAGCAATCCAACTGAAGGTCAACTTTGGTACGACACAGCAAACAGTCAACTGAAAATTTATGATAACGGTGTATGGAGCGTAATTTTATCAGGTGCTGGAACAACAAAGATTGAATTTCGCAACAGAAAAGATACAGGTGGCAATTATCATAAAACAATAGAATTTATTGTAGATTCAAATATTGTACACATTACAACAGATGATACCACAGCTTGGACCCCTCATAATGATGAAAAGTTAGAAGACGGTGTAACAAATTTAAGCACACAGTTTCCTAGTATACAAGCTGGTATTACAATGAACAATACCACACACTACAAATTCAGAGGCACATCAACAAGTTCAGAATATGCTGACCTTGCTGAAAGATATGAGGCTGATGCGGAATACGAAGCAGGCACAGTTGTACGTTTAGGTGGTGACAAAGAAATAACACAAACAACAGAAGAAGCTGATTCAAATGTTTTTGGCATTATAAGTACAGCTCCTGGAGTAGAATTAAATGCAGGTGCTGGTACTGATGCAACACATCCTTTTGTAGCACTAGCAGGTCGAGTTCCTTGTAAGGTAATCGGAAAAGTAACTAAAGGCGATAGAATGATTAGCAGTGATACAGCAGGACATGCCAAAGTAATTAATCAAGCAACTGATGTATATCCAAATATTTTTTCGATAATAGGTAGAGCGTTAGAATCAAAAGATACAGATGAAGCTGGTACAATCGAAGTAGTAGTAGGGTCAAAGTAAGATGGTTGGTGCTGTTGGAGATTTAGCAACAAACGAAGAATACAATCTTGTAGCTATCGATGTTAATAAAGTGTTTGGAGACAAATATCCAACTGCGGCTGTTACTGATCCTAATAGGATTAACACACATAAATTTGGTTGGGGTGCAGTAAATATTGCAGATGCACTAGTAGACGGAACTCTTATCACAGCGGTTAGATTACAAGATCTTGTTACTAGAACAAACATTAGTATCGATCATACAGAAATAACTGATAGTGTTTTGGTTTTTGCAATTCCTGCCAATAGAACAACTATTGCCGCAGGTACACTTATTAGAGCAGAAGATCTTAATTTAATCCGCAGTAAGTTTGGGCAAGTACTTGTTAATAATAAACATGCAACAATAGATCCTGGTAACGCAAGTGCAGTTCCAGTTAATAGTACAGGGTATGGTAGAACTACTAATTGGGATTATCAACTGCAAGGCGAACATGAATTCAATTGGAGTAATTATAACAAAGCAAGATATTTCTTCAACGGCGGTGGGCAACTACGATTGGCTTTGAGTATGTTTGGTGGTAGCACCGCAGGCTATTACAACTGGGGTGATGTCATAAATGAAATGGGCGTACTAAACTTTAATTTTGATACTGTTACGCAAAGTGCGGCTATTACAAGTGGCACCAGTCAAGGTAAAGGTTTTTACGACCTAACTGAAAACTACGGAGATGGTTCCGATACAAACACCGATGAAGGATTACTTTTTTCTTCTAGTGGTGTTACTATTGGTAGAAGAGTTGGTAATTACGGTTACGGGTATGGGTATGGTTACGGCGGTAGTTATGGTTCATATGGTTATGGGTATGGTTATATTACTGGCAGAGGTAATTTTCCACAATTTACTGACGCATCGAGAGCTTCGGGCTATGGATACGGTTATGGATATGGGTATGGTACATACTCTGGTATCTATGTAAGTTCATACAGCAGATACGCATCATACCAAACTCTTAAATTTAGGTTGTATGGAAAATATATTAACAATGGAGCAGGTGTACGTTTTAAAATGGTACTAGATGATACAGTTCATGCAAATTTCATTGATGGTAGTATTATACCTACTATAAGCTATCTAATGCCTGACACACTTACAATAGGATCAACTAGCTTTGATGTTACTCCAGCACCAACTTTTCAAGTATATGATGACTTCACAAGTTCAAACGACAGCTAAAAAAACTGTTGACAAACCCCACATAAATAAGTTATAGTAGTACATAATTAAAGGAGAAACTCAGTATGGACGAGAGACTCGAAAAAGCATTAGAGTTTGCAAACTATAGAATAACATTGGGAAATCAGAAGAGGACTCTAAAACAGCGTATACAAGTTTTACAAACTGTACATCAATCAAAAGGCGTATTTTATGCTGATGCGATTACTATTGGTTTTGTAAAAGCACTTGTAGATTCTGGCAAGGAATCAAGTGTTTTGATAGACTCAAAGCAAAATCCAGTTGAAATTGAAAACTTGCAGGAATTTTTAGACACATTATTGAGTGCTTACACTGAAGCAATGAATGAATACAAAGTACAATCAGATAAGATTACAAAATCTCGTAATATTAAAAGTTTGATGGATTGGTGATTGATGTCTGACAAACAAGGTAACGGAGTTGTTATGTTTTGTTATAACAACGATCAACTTGACTATACTAAATTTGCCATCATTGCGGCTAGACATGTAAAACGCAACATGCCAGGTATTCCAGTTGCATTAATTACTGATGAAGGAACCAAAGGATGGCTATACGAATCACATGATCAAAAAGTTATCGATGACGCTTTTGATGATTTTGTTATAGCGAACATAGAATTTGAATCAAATCCAAGAAGACATATGGATAGTCCTTGGCATGAATTTAATGCACAATTTACAAATACAAACAAGCATGACGTAATTAATCTAACACCTTACGAACATACACTGTTGATTGATACAGACTATTTGGTATGTAACGATTATTTTAGATATCTTTTTACATCAGGTATTCCTATTGCATTACATAGATATGCACAATATATTGGTAATGAAATTCCATATAGAAATGAGATAACACTGAACGATGCTGGTATTAATCATTGGTGGAGTACCGTTGTGTATTTTGATCAAAGTGATGAAAGTCGGGTATTTTTTAATATATGGAGTCATGTAAAAGATAATTGGGAGTACTACAGCTTATTGTACCAATTCCCAAAAGCGTTATTCAGAACTGACTTTTGTGTCAGTATTGCATGTCATATGATGTGTGGATTGAATAATGACGAAACTTTTATTCATGATTTTGGTAATTATGGTTTGCTAAACATGGATCAAAAAGATGACCTTGTAAAAGTTAACAAGCTAAATGATTATGTATTTCTAAAGCACAATAGAAAAGAGCAATGGAAAAATACTTTGTGTAGATATGAAAACACAAATTTACACCTTATGAATAAACGTGCTATGGATAGACAGTATCAAGAATTTTTAAATGTAACGGAAGTAGAAAGTGTCTGAAGAAAAATTAGAATATCCCAAGCGAGGATTTGTAGTTATCGGTATTGATACCGCAGAAGATAACATTAGATATTGTTATACTCTTGCATGTAGTATTAAAACTTGTGATCCTGACGCAAGTATTACTTTGATTGTGGACAAAGGTAAATCAGGAAATGTAGCCAGTTATTACGATGCGCCTTTTGATTATGTTGTAGAACTTCCATTTGGTAACAGTGCCCATAATGATGGATTTCATGGCATGAACATGTGGCAAATATACCACGCAACTCCTTATGAAGAAACAATATACTTAGATTATGATACAGTGCTTTTAAATATCGATATTGATGATCTTTGGAAAACTATGGCAGTAAATGATATCAGTGTACCATCCAACGCAATTAGCTATAGAAATTTTCCTGTTGTTGGTCATTTTAGATTTGACTTTGAAAACCAATATAAACTTCCAAAACTATTTTACAATATGATATATTGGAAACAAGATTCTAAGTCTGCAATAGAATGGTTTAAAATGGCAGACCCGGTGTTTCAAAATTGGCGTAATGTATACAACAATACTTTTACAGATAGAAAACCAGATACGTTTGCAAAGAATTTGCTAGGAAATTTAGTAACACACTTTGTTGACCATACTGAGTACATTGGTGTGCATATGAACAATCACTATGATCTACACAGTTATAGTCATGGTGTTTTCCATAGTATGGAAGAAATGCCTAAACATTGGACAGACATGTTGAATGTTTGGGTAACTGGTGCAAGAAAAATACAAATAGAGAACAGTGTCATTAACAATGGAATTATTCATTACAGCGATGAGACCTTTTTAACAGATGAAGTAATCGATGTCTTCAGAGATAGTTTTACTGAGAGAATACAAAAAAGATAAACCTGCCCTAAAGTGGTGCGTTTATTATGAACCTGATTCAGGTGATGTTGTAACTGTCACAAACAAAGAAAAAGAATTTATTAAAAAACCTTTTATTGTGACTGACAGTGATGATGCACGACTGTTACTCATGGGTCATAAAGATCCAAAAAAATATGCAGTTGTAGAAGTTAATCATGACCTAAAACTTGTAGAAAAATCAGCGGTACTGAGATTGAAAGATGCTGAACGAAAGTTGAGTATAGTTAGGCAATCAATTACACCAGCTGATGTTAACATAATCTTATATGTGAATCATTGGAAAATGGAAGTTAACTTTAGTCAAGATACTTTGTATGCAATGACTGGTAAAAGGTTTTTTAAGAATATAACTATCAATCCTGAAGCTGACGGAGAATATGATAATATAACACTTTATCTAACAAAAAAGAATGATCCAAATTTCCTTGTAATGACAATGACTATAGATCCAAGAGAACTAATTGACGAAGGCTATTTGATTTTTGATATGGCGCCTATTAGGTCAATTTGTGGATTAGGCGAAATTGGTATTATGACCAAGAAAATCTTCAACAGCTATAGAATGCAGAAAAAATTAAATTTTACTGGAGTTGATTTTAGAACACGCAATACAAAAAGAAGAAATTTTACAGCACCATTTCCTGTTAACAAAAATGCAGGTGCTGACTTTACTATCTTCAAAACAGATAAAAATTATATCATTAGATCTAATTTTGGTGACCCTCAACAGATGAAGATATACAATACAATAGGCATATATTTAACAGATGTTAGAAATCCAAACAACTTATTGGGTCATCTAGAATTACCACTTGAAAAAATAGGGTGGCATAGTGAGATAAAATTGCCAACAGATATCCCACTTGAAGATTGTGGTTTCTTATGCAAAGACACTACGAACTACCTATCATTCGATTATGAACACGGAGAGCCAAATGCTAACACCAATTAATGAATTTGACATAGTTTTCATTAGCTATGACGAACCAAACGCAGAACAAAATTATGCAGACTTACTGGATAAATGTCCTTGGGCAAAACGCAGTCACGGAGTATGGGGTAGCGATGCCGCACACAAAGCGGCGGCGGCTCTTAGCGAAACAGAAAGATTTATTACAATAGATGCTGATAATATTGTAAGAGAAGACTTTTTTAACAATGAACTTGATATGAGTAGAATAAGAGGCAGTGACGTTATAAGTTGGGCAGGAAAAAATGCAATCAATGGTTTGGTGTATGGCAATGGTGGTATTAAATGCTGGCCCGTTGATCTTGTGAATAGAATGCGAACACACGAAGCGGCTCCAGAAAGCGATAAAGCGGCACAGGTAGATTTCTGTTGGAATATAAATTATATACAAATGAATAATGTATACTGTGATGTAATGAATAACGGTAGTCCGCTACAGGCTTGGAGAGCAGGTTTCCGTGAAGGTGTTAAAATGGGATTGGAAGGTGGAGATGTTGTAGAACCTAACCGACTTAAAAAGATACACAGAGAAAATTATCGTAGATTGCTTGTTTGGATGACAGTCGGTGAAGATTCCACCAACGGACTTTGGGCTAATTATGGAGCAAGACTAGGCTGTCATATGACCAACGTTGAAAGACATGATTGGGATTGGCGTAATGTCAGAGACTTTGATTGGCTCACTAAATTCTTTGAGGAAGAACTATTCCCACAGTTTGAAGGTGGTGATCAATTATGTGTAAATACTGGAGTAACCTGGGATTGGAATAAAGTTAAATCTAAAACTGTAGAACTCGGAGTTGAACTTCGAAGTGAATTAGATTTAGAAATTTGTGACATGGACTGGATTGGAAGTAGATTTTTCAAAACAGTTTATAAAAATCCACATCGATTAGGCGCTATGATTAGAGAAGATCAAGTCATGGACGATATCGGGGTCGAAGATGGAGACGAGTAAGTATGGGATTAGGTCCACAGAACTTTTACAATAGGCTGGACCATCATCACCCGGAATGTAAAGATTGGGTAGTAGTAAATTGGAACTTAGGTAACATGTGTAATTTTACATGTAGTTACTGCCCAAGTATATTGAATGACGGTAGTTTTGGTTGGAATGATTGGGACGTTGTAAAAGAATTTATTGATAGTGTTGTATCACATTATAGCCCTAAAAAAGTTTACTTTGAATTCACAGGAGGTGAAGTTACGCTATGGCGTGACTTTATCAAATGTGCTGAATACATCAAAGAAATAGGACATGACATAGGATTTATCAGTAACGGTAGTAGAACAATCAGATGGTGGGAAAAGAATAAACATATATTTGATCATGTGTGTTTAAGTTTTCATCCTGAAGAAGGTAAAGAAGATCACTATGTAGAAGTAGTAAAAATAATGAGTCAGCAATGTAGAACACATTGTAATATTATGATGCATTATGATCCTAAGATTTGGCCTCGTTGTAAGAAGACAGCAGAAGCAGTAATTTCCATTAAAAATATTAGTTTAGCATTACAACCATTGATTGTTGACTTTGGAGAAACATTGTATGAATACTCAAAAACACAAACTGATTATATAGATAGACAATGGCAAAACCTCGGTAGTAAGATCAAACACGATAAAAAGTGGAAAATTTACAGAGGCAGTATGGATATGCATGATGATGTAAACAAGTTACGTCATAACAGTAGTGCTCATAGATTTATAAATGACAAGACTAACAACTGGAGAGGTTGGTTGTGCTGGAGTGGAATAGAACAAATTGTTGTTGATTTTGACGGAAGTGTAATGATAGGTTGGTGTCGTGTAGGCGGAGCGTTGGGTAATATGAAAATGCCTGAATACATTAGATGGCCTACAAAACCTATTATGTGTAGTAAATCAATGTGTCACTGTAACTTTGATATAATGAGTAAAAAATTATTACCTAGGAACAAATACGTGGTTGAGGAAGAAGATAATGAGTCAGAGCCAGCTACCACATAATCAAAACACTTTTTGTGTAAAACCTTTTCTTAACAGTTCAATCACCAGTAATGGTATGTACAGGGTTTGTTGTGAGTGTGTGTTTGGTAAAAAAACTGGCCCGGAACATAACTTTGGAAAACTTGTAAAAACCACAGGAGAAATATACACTGCAAGTAATAGCACAATAGACGAAACTAGAAACGCTCCTTTGATGAAAGAGGTAAGAGCTAGTATGCTCAAAGGTGAACAACATCCTGAATGTAAACAATGTTGGGAAACAGAAAAGCTAGGTCAATATAGTTTAAGACAATACATGAATAGATTTTATTCAAAAGATATTATAAAAAATTGCAAAGAAAATACACAAAGTGACGGTACTATAGATATTGCAGAAGTTCCATTAAAATACTTTGATATAAGATTAGGCAACAAATGTAATCAAAAATGTAGAATGTGTGGACCTGGTGATAGTAGCCTTTGGCTAGACGACTGGGTAAAAATGGGTAATACTAAGATAAACTTTTATGATGATGAGTACGCAATAAAAAAAGATGGCAATAAATTCTCTAGTATGATTGGCGATTGGAACAAAGAACCTTTTGTTAAACAAATGATGGAGAAAATGCACACTATTGATAGAATCTACATGACTGGTGGAGAACCAACAGTTATCAAAGAATATTGGGCAATACTTCAATATGCAATCGATAATGATTGTGCAAAGAATATCAATCTAGAATATAACAGTAACATGTTCGTAATTCCAAGAAACGCTTGGGATATATGGAGCAAGTTTAAAAGTGTAAAAATGACAATGAGTATTGACGGGTTAGAAAATGTACAAGATTATATACGTTTTCCTAGCAAGTGGCCGGTTATAGAAGCAAACGTTAGAAAGTTTTACGAGCTTACCAAAAAGCATCCAAATATTAGTGCCACAATCGCACCCACAATAACAATTTACAATGTGATGCAAATGCCAGATATGATAAAATGGTATACTGAAAATAATTTTGAAACATTTGATCCAGTAATGGCTTTGCACATATGTCATGGTCCAAGATTTTTAACTGCACAAAATTATCCAAAAGCACACAAGCATAAAGTTGTTGACAAGTATAACGAAATGTTTAAATGGGCCAATGATAATTTAGATCAAGGACTAGCCGAACACATTATTACAAAATATCAAGGTGTAGTAGATTTTGTATTAGCAAATGATATTGAAAATGAAACTACATGGAGTGGAAATCAAACCAACAGTCACAGTTTCATACATCATACTGAAAGATTAGACAGCATTAGAAGTCAAAGTTTAGCAACTAGTATTCCTGATTTAGCCGAAGCGATACAAGATTATGAATAATTATCAAAATGCATTATGCACACACAGATGGGGGTATAGTGTGATTGATTTTGGAAAGAATCAAGCAAGGACTTGTTGTCGAACCAAACTCAATACAGAAGATGTTAACCAACTTGCAGAACTAAAAGATGATTACTTTCTCAACACAAAGTACCAGCTTGAGCGTAGATTGGAAATGCTTAAAGGCATTAGACACAAGAGTTGTGAAACATGCTGGTTATTGGAAGATCAAAATTTTCAAAGTCCAAGAAGATACGGACTACCCAGTCCTTGGAAAGTAAAAGACAACAAAGTAATTAATCTCAAAACAAACGAAGAAACAGCAATACAAGATATAACCATTGAACATCCTGTTCTGCGTAGTATAAAACCATACATGATAGAAGTTAATCTAAGCAATCATTGTGACATGAGTTGTTTGTATTGTAGTCCAATGTTTAGCAGTACATGGGCTAGTGCAAATACAGATCTTTGGGCAAAGGCAACCAATCCAGACTGGAATTTTGGAGATGAGGAACACAAAAAACTAAAACTAGAAGTTAATGATCAAAACCTAGAAGACTTTAACAGTGCTTTTTGGGACTGGTTTAAAAATATTTTTGATGTTAATAAAAACGAATATCCCGGAGATAATCATTTACGTTTGGGCATACTAGGTGGCGAACCTGTAAACAATCCAAGATTGCCTAAGTTTATTGACAACCTATGTGATTTAATCGAAAGTATTCCTTTTGAAGAGAGACCACACAGTGGTTATTGGGACAATGAAAACAGAAAGCCACATCATCCTGGAAAACCTTTGATATGGTTTGTAACAAACGGAAATACAAGAGACTCACACTTTAAAAAATTTATAGACAGACTGCCTAGATTGTGTGAATTGTTCACCGTTGAGATAAGCCTAAGTATTGAATCTTATCAACAACGTGCTGAATATATTAGAATGAATTTGGTATGGGATAGATTTGAAAGCAATGTAAGAAAATATTTGGAACTTGATTTACCTCTACAGGTAGGATTTCAAACTAGTATTAACAATCTATGTCTGAGTAGCATGCCTGATTTTTTACGTTGGGTAGTTGAATTATACGATACTTACAATAAACCTATATTTTTAAAACCAAACGTAGTTAATGATCCAGACCATTACAGAATAGAGATGCTTCCAGAAAGTTATACACAGTACATATTAGAATGTATAGAGATATTGAAGTCAAGAAATCCACAAGGTATTAGTGATCCAAATGGCACTTGGTCCAGCTACAGTAAGTTTATAGCAACACTCAGATGCAATCAAAATGGTAACTGGAGGCAGTATGAAAAACTCAGAGATTTTATCAGCGGAATAGATAAACGTAGAAATTTAGATGTTAGAGATGTGTTTCCTGAAATGTGGGAATTTTGGAATATAATACAAGGTATCACACCCGAAGAATGGGAGCAGATAAAACAAGCACAGGATCAAGGTTTTGATTTAGATGAAGAAGTAGATGACTATGCAATAGAGCAAGGATACTATGTCAGATAACGATTATACAGTAGGTAGACCAGTTCGTGTTTATGACCAAGAAGGATACTTCAGTGATCTAAGCACAGAAGAAGTTGTATCAAAACGCATTAACAATTTCTCAGGCTGGAAATGTGCCGCTGGTGTTGAAAACATTAATATAGATTTTGATGGATATGTTCAGCTTGCAAGTTGTGGAATAGCAACTAGGATTGGTACCACTTATACTGGAACACTAGGTAATGTATATGATGGTTATCTTATCTCTCAGAAAAATTGGATTAATTGTAACATTCAGGCTTGCAGTTGTGGATCGGATATGTTTATTCCAAAATTTGATCCTAAGAGAAGCAGTGAAGAATATCTCCGAAAGTTTCTCCAAAAGCCACCGCAGAAAGACAAATACCTAGGACACAATTCAATAGGTAACAATACCAGTAGTGCAGTAGAACGAACGCATCTAACAGAATACAAGCAGGTATTTTGGGAAATGGGTAGACGTTGTAATTTTAATTGTAGCTACTGTCCTGCAGATGTACACAATAACACAGAAAAAAGAAAGAGTTGGGATCAACTTTTTGATGCATATCAATTAATCAAAGACAAGTTTCTATTAGGATCAAAGGCAAATTTTGTCGTAAGTGGTGGAGAACCTACTGTACATAAAAATTACATTGAATTTGCTCAAATGGTATACAATGACGGACACAAACTTAGTACGCACAGTAATGGAAGTAGATTACCCAAATACTATAGAGAACTAATACACTACAGTGATTTAAACATAAGCATACATTTTGAATACATTGACAGATACGAAGAAAAAATATCTAACATAATTGATGGAATATGTCAAGAAAAATATGAAAGAGATCTAGATGGATTACATCGAGGTCACATGGAAGTTTATTTTATGGTTATGCCAGGACGTATGGAAGAAGCTATTGCTTTGGAAAAAGATATTATACAAACATGTCCAGAGTTTTTAAACTATTGTACGCATACTTTTATGCCCTTGCGTACAAACGAAATCATTGAACAGGTCAAACTTGGTGTTAAAAAAGATAGACAAGGCAATACACTTTTAACTGACTATACCAGTGATGAAATGAATGAGATGGGCAGTAGGACAGAAAAGTGTAAAAATGAGTACCAGTAACTTTTGCAGTCTACCATGGACACAAATTGAAATACAAACTGATGGCACTTACAGAGCCTGTTGTAGACAAGTGGGCAAACAATATCATAACAAAGGTGAAGAAGTACTAAAGTTTCCTCAAGCAGGATTTAAAGAAGCATGGGCCAGTGATAGTTTACAAGAACTGAGGCAAAAGTTTTTGAACAATGAAAGACCAAGCGAATGTGCAAATTGCTGGAAAGAAGAAGCGGCTGGTATTGAAAGTCTAAGATTGAATATGAGCAAGACACTAGAAGATGCACAGCTTGCTGATCCACGTCCTGAATTGCTTGACCTTAAACTAGGAAGTCATTGCAACATCAAATGTCGTATATGTAATCCATTTGTAAGCAGTCAATGGACTACAGAAGCACACAAAGAAAACAGTAAGCAGTGGAACTTTTTTGATAAAAGTTTTGTACAACACAAACGCAATGATAGTGTAATTACTGGCAACAAACAAACGCTAGACGAATGGTTGCCCAACATTAAACAAATTTGTGTTTACGGTGGCGAAACTTTTATGATACCGCCTTTTTTTGAACTGCTAGATATGTGTGTAGAAAGTGGTCATGCTGAACATATCGAATTGATATTCAATACCAATGGAACTTATTACAAACCTGAAGTCGCAGAAAAACTTAATAAATTTAAAATGGTGTTGTTTCACTGGAGTATAGACGATATAGATGAACGTTTTAATTATCAAAGACATCCAGCAAAGTTTGATCAAGTGGTTGAACATGTTAAACTATGGAACAATACAATTGACAGAGATATAATAAAAAACAAAATTTGGTGTACAGTAAGTTTACTTAATATTGCTTACATGCCTGAACTTGCAGATTACTGGGATCGCAATCTACGACAGTATATCGAGCTTTTAGATTTTGGTTACTGTCATGATCCTTTGTACTATAATATGAAAATACTTCCTAATCATACCAAAGATTGGATTAGCAATAAACTTGCAAGTGCTAGAAGTATAGATATAGGAGATTGGCAATATGCAACAGATAAAAGTTGTAGGACTAATCTGGATCACTTTGAGAAAATGACAACATTTATGAACAGTGAAGATATTCACGAAAAACATTGGCAAGACTTTCTAGAAGAGTGCGGAAGAGCCGATAAATATCGTAAAGAAGACTTTGCTAGCACTTTCTCAGAGTTAAACAGAAGTATAAATGGTTGATATTTTATTATGCAGTGTACCATTGATGGACATCGAAATGCCTGCTCCGGCACCCTTTCATCTGAAAGGTCAACTGAGCAACAGCGGTGTTGTGGCAGAAGCAGTAGATACCAATATTATATTTTTCAACAGAGTCAGTGAAGAATGGGACGATGTTATTGCGGCATTGTTAAGTAAATCTGAAAATAATTCACTTGAAGAAGAGGAACACATATTTGTTTTAATTAAAAAAGAGCTTGAAAAAGTATTTGATGAACAAATAGAATTGCATCAACCTACATGGATAGGACTCAGCTGTTTTACTAAAGTGAGCCGATGGTGTACTCAAATGCTTTGTCACTATATCAAAAAAAATTACCCGGATATTAAAATTATACTAGGGGGTGCCGGACTAGGTCTTACCCTAGGAGATTACAAAGATCCATTTGCATCAGATTTAAAGCAACAAGGGTTGTGTGATGAATATATAATGGGTGAAGGTGAAATAAGTCTGAGAAAGTTTTTTGAAAAAACAAAATATCCTGGAATAGGCAGTCAGCCTGTACAAATTATGGATCTAAATGATGTAAAGTGGTCAGACTATAGCAGTGTAGATTGGAATTATTATCCACTCAAAAGCAATACTGGAAGAGGATCTACACTTGGTAGCATTGAAAATAAACATTATGTCTTGACAGGAAGCAGAGGTTGTGTTAGAAAGTGTGACTTCTGTGATGTTTACAAGATGTGGCCCAAGTATAGAAGTAGACGTGGTGAAGATATAGCAGAGGAAATGACTCATCACTATAGTCAAAGCGGAGTAAGACATTTTTATTTCAGCGACAGTTTAATAAACGGAAGTATGCGAGACTTTAGATCTTTAAGTAAAACACTGTTGAACAGTAAAGAACAAGGCACACTTGCAGAGGACATATATTGGGGTGGACAATTCATAGCAAGAACCAGCGAGCAAATGAGTTTGGAAGATTTACAACAAGCAAAACTTTCTGGTTTTGTACATTGTAGTATTGGATTAGAACATGCTAGTGAACGTATAAGAGATTTTATGAATAAGAAAACTCCAGATAAAGCAGTATGGGACACTGTTGATAATCTAGCAAATGCAAACATTGTTACAGCATACAATTTTATTATAGGACACCCAAGAGAAACAGAAGAGGATCTACAGCGTATTGTACAATGGTTACATGATTTTAAATGGGCCAGCGATGCAGGACATATTGAAAAAATTAATCTACAAACAGGTATATACTTTTTAGAAGGTACAGACTTCTTTGAGAAAAAAGATGACCTTGTTGATTTTCAATTTGGTAGTGAAGAATTTTGGGTAAGTAAACATGTACCTAATCTAGACTTCAATGAAATATACAGAAGAAGAATGTATATAAGTGAAGTTGCTGAAGGTTTAGGATATAGATTACACGATGAAGCAAGTCTGAAAAATTTTATGAATAGAAAATTAAACAGGTACAAAGAATATGCAAATACTAATCACAATCAATGATATAAGTGATTTTCCGAAATTATTGACAAATGAACATATTCAAAAACACAACTTTGCTGTGGTTCTTGACAAAAGAATAAAACTTGCATATAGAGATTGGCAGTACCAAAACTATAGTGCTATTAAAGAAAGATTCCAAACCCCAGTATATGTGTATGACTATTTAGACTATTCGGATATAGGCGCTTGTGCAAGTTATCGTAAAGCATTCTATTATTTCCAAGTATTTGAAAAATTTGATCTATGGAAGCCTGTTGTAATAACAAGAATAGATTATGTAAAACATGCAAATTTACTTGCTAAAAAAGTTGAATGGAGAGGAACTGTACACGACGGCATTTTATTGGATAATGATTTGGCTGTTTCTTTCTATTGGTATATGGCAATGAGATTTTGTCATGCAGTTGAAGACAGAGATAAAAAACAAATAATGAAATACAATCAACTACAATTACTACAAGCACTTGCTCGAGGAGAGCATGATGAATTAGATCCTATGGATTATGCTTTGGTTGATTTAGAAACGGAGGAAGTATCGTCAGGTATGAGGGTACTAAAATAAAAAATGACAACACACTTAAAAATGATATGGCCCAATCACCTTGTAGTGATAGAACTATGTAAAACTCCTGTTGTAGAGTTGTGGAAACAATGTATACAGGATGTGATTGATAAACAGATACCTACTTTAGTAAAAGTTGCTGGTACCCCGTTTTATCACGGATACGAACGTTACCCAAAATACGAGTTGCAGACAAAAGCAGTTGAAGAGATAAACAAAGCTATTGAAGATGTTAATCGAATAGTAGGTGATGGAAGAAAATTTCCCTATCATGCATACGAAGACATGCCTTGGGAACATACAAATCTTATGCATAGATGTTTTACAACAGGAGAATATAGCCAATGCTGTTGGCAACTGGGGTTAACAAAAGCACTCAAAGCACAAGCCAAAACTGTTGCTGACTTGCATATGCCAGAGTGGATAATGAGTATAGCTCCACGACATTTTGATGTTAGCCATTGTTTTGCAGAATTCTCAAGTGCAAATGCTAGAATCAACAAGTGGATACATAGATACGAAGATGATAGAATGAGTCAAAGAGCTATGGATATTAAACACTCAATGATAGCAACTCATGGTAAAGACATAGAATCAATTAGTGCAGAGTTAGATGTATTTGAACCAGACGGTAGAAAATGGTATAACTTTGATATGCAAGCAGACATCCGCACTATCGAAAACAGTTTTCCGGACAACACAGAAGAGTGCAATGTAAGACTTATGAAAAGTATAACTGGAAAAGATTATTTTCAATGTTATCAAGAATACGATGATCCATGTGAATGGGATATTCAAAGCGTAGGCAAGATCAAAGGAGGATTAACATATTATCCTAATCATGAACTTAATCACATATTGTATAATAGTGATTTTCAGTCATGGTATAAAAGTTATGGACTAACAGCTGAACAAGTTGAAGCGCCTCCTTTAGGAAAAATTGTTGAAGATACAGTTGATTACAATACCTGTAAAGGACATCCAACAGATGTATATACAGACGGATCACAAGCCGTAGTTGAAGAGTATAGACAGATGAGATATGAGTTGGTGTAAGTGACTAAGATATTTTATGTAAACGGTTGCAGTCATACAGCAGGTTCTGAGATAGAGCATCTATTGAGCAAAGGCTCTGATTATGACAAACAACACAGTTACGCAAAACATATACATTCAGAATTTTTTCCAGATAGTATGTACCTAAACGATGCATACAGTGGTAAAAGCAATGAAACAATAGCACTAGAAACAATCAATACCTGTCTAGGATTATTGGAAAACAGTTATATGAATGGACCATATAAACCTGAGGATATTTTTGTATTGATTGGTTTAACAGATCCTAATAGGTATCAATTTGATGTTCCTAGTAGTTGGAGTGTATGGAAGGATTCTATTAGATTTTTTGTAGGCAGAGAAAACATTGATCCTGCATTCAGATGGGACACCAAACAGCCAATTCCGTATACTGAAGATTTATGGCGTGGATTGAATGCTATTGCTCACACCGAAGAACAAGAATACAGAAACTTTGCAAAAGATTATATATCTCTTGTAAATTTTCTTGAACTTTACAACATTGACTATCGCATAGTTCAAGTGCTTTGGAGTTACGAACAAAAGTTTGCTCCGGTTCGTTCTAAAAAAATATTTGAACATTATTTTAAAAATGACAAAGTTGTCAACAAAGAACCCTGGAAAGACAACATGACAATGTTTTTATGGCTTGAGAATCAAGGATTTGATCCTAATATGGAAGGACGAAACAGCCATTTCAGAGAAGATGCACACAAGGCTTGGGCAGAATTCTTAATAGAAAAAAGGTTGAAGATATGATAGAGTGGATCAAAGCAAAAATAAAATATTGGCGTCTCAAAAGACAAATGGATAAAAAGATAAAACTTGCTAAGAAAAAGAAACATATTTACGAGTAAAAAAATGCAATTAAGTTTGAGTTACATATGTGATAGACCATACAACATCTATCAGAGCTACACAAAGCTAAAAGAAAAATATAAAATGAGCATACACATGGACTGTATGGATGGTCATTTTGTTCCACGTTTGGGTGTGCATCCAGAATCTATTGATGAGATAGATTATGCAGACCATATAGATGTACATGCAATGATAACCAGTAATAATCCTGCATGGGAGGCAATACTAAAAACAAAAGCAAATAAGATATTTGCACACTACGAAAGTTTTCACAGTGAACAGCAATGTGTTGACTTTTTGAGTAGAGATAGTAGACTAAAGCTAGCATTCAAACCTTATCATACTATACAACAGATAGATGCTATATGTGATAGATTAGATGTAGGTGAGTTTTTATTGATGGCTTACAATCCAGGAATTAAAGTACAAGATAGTTTTTACAACTTGGAAACACTAGAAGATACTCAGCGTTATGTTACAATAGATGGTGGAGTAAAATTGAGTACAGTAGATCAATTCAAAGAAGATCCTAAGATTACATTGGTAGCAGGAAGCAAAGTGTTATTCAATGATATGTATGAGGCTAATATCGAATGCCTAATCTCTTAATACCATGCAGTGGTCCTGGCACTCGTAGCATAGGATACACAAAGTTTCACAAAGCACTTATACGCATAGGTGATAAAGCAGTAATAGATTATATTATTGATAGCTTTACGGATATTGATAAAATTTATATTACACTAGGTTACGAAGCTGAGTATATACGTGAGTATATACAACACAGCAATCGCAAAAATGTAGAATTTATTGAAATAGAAAACTGGAATAGCAGTCAGATTGCCAGCTTCAAACAAATACCTAAACATGTATTTGAAGAACCCGTGTACTACAATGCATGTGACAACTGGAGTACTAGTGTTGGTGTTGTATTAAACAACACCTGGTATACTTGTAAACCAGAAAACAGTGAATACTATGATACAAGTGAAAATATTGTATACAGCGGAATAAGCTATATTAAAGACAGCCAAGAATATTATGATATACTACAAGCAACTAACATTAATAGAAATGATTTATTGTTGTTGCAAAAATTAGATAACCTACAAAGTGTAGCACTCCAAGACTGGTATGATGTAGGTAATATACAAAGCTATCAAACAGTAAAACAAAAACCCAGCTTTAGTGTATTGGACAAAACACACCAAGAAATCTACAGCGTAAACAAT